GCTTCACACGGATCTGACAGTTTTAGATATGGGTGTGTAGGCGAAACGCCTGAAAGATCAGATTGGGCTAAAGATATTAACGTAGATACAAGGTATATAATTTAATGGCAAAATCTCCTGCATGGCAACGTAAAGAAGGTAAAAGTTCTACTGGTGGATTAAACAAAAAAGGTGTAGCATCGTACAGACGTGCTAATCCAGGTAGTAAACTAAAGACTGCTGTAACTACAAAACCAAGTAAATTAAAAAAAGGATCTAAAGCTGCTAATAGAAGAAAATCATTTTGTGCAAGAATGGGTGGCATGAAGAAACGATTAACTTCTAAAAAGACTGCTAATGATCCAAACTCAAGAATTAATAAAGCATTAAGGAAATGGAATTGCTAAATGGATGAATTTAAATTAAAGGCTCTGATAGCATCTGAGATACAAACCTCAATGGGGTATCTTGGTGGTGAGCTAACAGAACAAAGAACAAAGTCTTTAGAATATTATTTTGGCGAACCGTTTGGTAATGAACAAGATGGTAGATCACAAGTAATTAGTACAGATGTTGCTGATACTATTGAGTCTATACTACCTACAATAATGCGAACATTTACTGCATCACCTAAAGCAGTACAATGTGTTGGAAATAAACCAGGTGATGAAGCTGCTGCAAAACAAGCAACTGATTATTTAAATCACGTCTTTTATAAAGATAATCCTGGCTTTACTTTAATGTATACTTTCTTCAAAGATGCTCTTCTACAAAAGAATGGTATTATGAAAATCTATTGGGATGATTCATTAGATGTAGAAAGATCTACATATGAAGGACTAACTGATGATGAGTTTGCTATGTTAGTAGCAGATCCTGAAGTAAAAGTATTAGAACATACTGAGTACGATATAGATGATGAAGAAGCTTTGAAAGAGGCTGCTGACTATATTGAAGCTCAAGGTATGCCATCTGATGTACAATCTAGTGGTAAAATGCATGATGTTGTTGTCAATAGAATGAATAAAAAAGGACAAGTACGAATAGAGAACGTACCACCTGAAGAGTTCTTAATAGCTCGTAATGCTAAAACTATTGAAGATGCACATTTTACAGCACATAGAAAATATATTACTCGTTCTGAATTAGTTGAAATGGGTTTTGATGTAGATGAAGTAAAAAGTTTACCTACTGATAATGATCAAAGATACAGTGAAGAACGTACAGCAAGATACGAAGATTTAGATTATAATTCATTAAATCGTCATACAGCATCTGATAGTGCAAACGAACAAATACTTATTTACGAATGCTATATCAAACTTGATGAAGATGAAGATGGAATTGCGGAATTACGCAAGGTAACTGTAGCAGGCGACAGCTCATATAAAATTTTAGATAATGTGCCTTTTGACAGACAACCTTTCGTAAGTGTTACACCTATTCTAGTGCCACACCGTTTTTATGGTCGTTCTGTATCTGAGTTAGTAGAAGATGTACAATTAGTTAAATCTACTATTATGCGACAACTATTAGATAACATGTATCTTACTAATAATAATCGTATTGCAGTTATGGATGGTCAAGTAAACATTGATGATCTATTGACTAACCGACCAGGCGGAATTGTTAGAACTAAGCAACCACCACAGTCTGTTATACAACCATTACAATCACAACCTCTTAATCAACAAGCTATGCCTTTATTGGAATACTTAGATGTAGTAAGAGAACAACGTACAGGTATAACTAGATACTCACAAGGTATGGATGCTGATTCATTAAACAAAACAGCATCAGGTATTAATCAGATATTAACACAAGCGCAGCTTAGAGTAGAACTAATCTGTAGAGTTTTTGCTGAAACAGGTGTCAAGGAGTTATTTAAAAAACTTCTAGAGACTGTAATTAAGCATGAAACTAAAGAAAAAATTATTCGTGTAAATGAACAATACGTTACTATGATGCCGATGGAATGGGTAAATAGATGTAATGTTGATATACAAGTAGGACTTGGTACAGGCAGTAAAGAACAAGAACTTGTTATTCTTAACAACATATTGGAGAGACAATTACAAGCAATTAACTTACAGAAATCTGCTGCTGGTCCAATGGTTAATTTAAGAAATGTACACAATACATTAACTAAACTTGTGGAAGCTGCAGGACTGAAAAATGTTGAGACATACTTTACAGATCCTATTGTTGGTGCACAACAGATGCCACCTCCACAACAACCACCGCCTACAGAATTTGAAAAGGTTACACTTGCACAAGTACAGGGTGAAAATCAACGTAAGATCCTTGATATGCAAGTTAAAGAGAAAGAACTAGATCTTAAAACACAACAAATGGTGTTAGAATTTGAGACTAGAATAAAAGAGTTAGAAGCTAAATACCAAGTGCAATTTGACTCTAATGCTATCAAGCGTGAAGCTATGAGTACTAATAAGGGTGGACAATCACCACAATTAGGTGATATAGGTGATGAAACGCAAAGACAGCAACAAACTTTCTTTAACCCTAATAACTCTAGATGAATGAAAACGATTTAATAAGAGAACAAGAAAAAGGCTCAAGAGCCAATACCATATTAGAAGATGAACTATTTGTAGAAAGCTTTACTACTTTAAAAGCTGCATATGAAAAAGAAATGGTTCAGACTTCCTACAAAGATTCAGAAGCTAGAACAGCTATCTGGGTTGCCTGGCATCAGTTAGACAAGGTTAAATCCCACCTGACTGAGATAATGAACACAGGTAAACTTGCTAGTAAACAACTGCAAGATTTAAAAAAACCTTAAATAGGAGGACTATATGTCTGATGCTGAACAGCAGCCAACCACAGTTAGTGGAGCTGCAAATACTATAAAGGGCTTGTTGAACCAATCAGCTGATACTCAACCTGCACCAACTGAGACCGCAACGGTTACAGAAGAAACATTAACGCAAGCTGAAGAGCCAATTGCTCCCAGTAACGTTCCTGACGAACCTAATGCTTTGTCTGAAGAATATGATGAATCAGTTGAGTCTGACATCGTAGAAACTACAGAGTTATCGGAGGAACCCATATTCCCTGTTGTAATAGACGGACAAAAATATGAGGTCAACCAAAACGAACTCATCAATGGTTATCAACGACAAGCAGATTATTCTCGTAAAACGGAAGAACTATCTATCGAGCGCAAACAGCAAGAAGATCAGATCCAACGTGAACGAGATACTGTTCAAACACAAATGGCTAATTTACATTCACTTGAACAATCTCTTAAATCTCAATTAGACTCTGAACTACAGAGTATTGATTTTGATAGAATGTACGAAGAAGATCCTGTACAAGCTTCACGCTTACAGTATCAAATGCAAAAAAGACAAAAAGATCTTGATGCAGCTCGTATGCAAATCCATCAGCAACAACAATCTGAGTATCAAAAATATGTATCTGAACAAGAAAAACAGATGTTTATTAAGATGCCTGAGATGAAAGATGCTGCAAAATCTACTGAGATTAGACAAAATATGAAAACATATTTATCTGATCAGGGTTATATGGATCAAGAGATTGCTGGATTAACAGATCACAGAATGCTTTTAATACTAAAAGATGCAATGGCTTATAGACGACTTCAAAAAACCAAACCTGGTATTATGAAGAAAGTTGCTGATGCACCTAAAGTATTAAGATCTGGAACTGCTAAAACAAAAGGTGAACGTAGAGAAATGGCTGTTAATGATAACAAGAAACGCCTAGCTAAATCTGGTAGATGGCAAGATGCTGCTGCTATATTTAGACAAGGTATGAAAACAAAATCATAACACAATATAAGGAGACCTTAAATGGCACAACCAACAAACTTGTATGATACTTATGACACTACGGGTATTCGAGAAGATTTGGCTGACGTAATATATAATATTGCACCATCAGATACACCAATTCTTTCTGCTATACCTAGAGCTGTTGCAAGTTCTACTAGCCACGAATGGCAAACTGACACACTAGCAGCCCCTGGCGCTAATGCTGTTATCGAAGGTGATGAAGCTACTACAGATGCAATGGTTGCAACTGCAAGAGTTAAAAACTTCACACAAATCATGGATAAAGTAATCTCTATATCTGGTACTCAAGGAGCTGTTGATGCAGCTGGTAGAGCAGATGAGATGGCTTACCAAATCGCTAAAAAATCTAAAGAACTTAAAAAAGATATGGAATTCGCTATTATTAAAGAGAATGTTTCTGTAGCTGGTTCTGCAAGTGCTGCTAGAGAAATCGGTTCATTTTCTACTTGGATTTCTTCAAATGGCGATGCGGCAGGTTCTTTATCTGCTGGCTTTAACTCATCTACTGGATTGACTAGAGCGCCTACAGGCGGTACTGATCGTGATCTTACAGAAGCAATTCTAAAAACTGTTATCCAAGAAACTTATACTTCTGGTGG